TGATATTTAATATATATATTTCGATTATTATTTAAAAAAATAACATATAATTTATGTAATATATGTTATTAGATATTCATAATCCTATTAAAGAAAAATTAGATTACTTCTATGAAATTAAAAAGATTCCGCATATTATTTTTCATGGACCCTCTGGAACTGGTAAGAATACATTATTAAACAACTTTATATGTAAAATTTACGATAATAATAAAGATAAGATAAAAGACTTTGTAATGTATGTAAATTGTGCTCATGGTAAAGGAATCAAGTTTATTCGTGAAGAACTTAAATTATTTGCCAAAACCCATATAAACTCTAATGGAGGCGACATTTTCAAGAGCATCGTATTATTGAATGCTGATAAACTAACAATGGATGCACAATCTGCTCTGAGACGATGTATTGAAGTATTTAGTTACAATACGCGTTTTTTTATTATTGTAGAAGATAAATATAAATTATTAAAACCTATTTTATCTAGATTTTGTGAAATATATGTTCCCGAAACCATAATAGATGGTAAATATATAAATTTACATACATACAATATTAATAATACTTTTAAATTAGGTGATATAGATAAAACGCACCGAGACTGGCTTATTAAAGAATTAAACAAATATATTAATGTACAAATGAGCCAATTAATTTTAATTGAGTTATCAACAAAATTATATGAAAAAGGTTATAGTTCTTTAGATATTGTTTCTTTGTTAGAAGAGCATGAAATATTCTCTGACAAACTAACATTAGAACGAAAATATGAGATACTGATAGTTTTTAACAAAATAAAAAAGGAGTTTAGAAATGAAAAACTTCTTATGATATTTTTATTGAATTTTATGTTTTTAGACGAAGAAACTAATTTAGAAAATATTTCATTTATGTAATTAAATTTGTTAAATTTGTTAAATTAGTTAAATTAGTTAAATTAGTTAAAAATAACATTTTATTAAGTTTACTATATTTAATAAAATGGACGATTTTTCAATTGCTACATTACATGAATCCAAAAATGAATGGTGTGCCAGATTATTGAATATTTTAACGCCTTTAATTATAGAAGGATTTAGATCTATTTTTGATGAATCTTTTCGTTTATGTAAACAAAATAATGAAACTGAAAAATATTTGATGACTTTTCAAAATTTTATTACACGCATTCCTAAGTGGAATCCAGTTGTGATTGAAAATGAACGTAAACGTATTGTTGAGAAGAGTCACTGCAACTATTTAGAAGACTTAGTTGTTTGTACACATATTATTCAACTAAAACTTTTAACTGCTATGCGTGTTGGTAATAAACAGAAAAAGATTGATATAAATATTCCTAAATTAGATGATTTTATTCACAAGGTTTATGTAAATTCCGCTAGAAAAATCTATAAAAATGTTTATTTATTTGAAATTAATATTCCTGCTCTTCAAATTCAAAAACATAGTCGTGAATTAGAATTAATCGTTCAAGAATGTATTTTAAATACAATTCGTGATAGTATTCCAGTTGAAAGCATTTTACGTGCCTATATGGATGAAACAATTGAAGAAGATGTAATCGAAGAAGTGAAAGAACAAATAGTAAAAGAAGAGAAACCTAAGGAGACGATGGTTATTGGCGGAACATCAGAACCTGTTGGAAGTGGTATCAAGTTTAATGATGTTGATATGGTTAAAGACCAAAATGGAGGTGAAGAACTTGTTAGTGCACCAAAGGATATTGAACGTCTAGAAGAAATTAGCAACTTAAGAAATATCCAACGTAAATTAGAAGAAGCAGCTGAAGAAGAGAATGATGATGAAAAACTTAATATATCTAATGAAGATGTGCCCTTGACTGGTTTCGATATTAATGAAATTACTTCTGGTGGTGATGAACCAATGTCTTTAAATATCGATAATTTGTTAGGTGATATTGAAATTCTAACATAGAAATAATATTTTTTCTAAGCATACTATATATTATAATGGAAGGTGGTTTAACTATGTTATTTCATTCCGTCGTGGTTGGTGTAGTTTTATATCTTATTATGTTTTTTGGATTAAAACAAAGACAACAAGTTGCTGAAAATAGAAGTATATTATTAGCTGCGTTTGTGCTAATATATATGATTTTATTTGGTCATGGATTACCTAAATCTATCAATAAAGATTTATTTTAAGTTTAGGGAAGAATTTAATTCGTTTAATTAATAGATAAATAAAAATATATTTTTTATATGAATAATATATTTTTGTTAGCAGGAATAGTTTCAGTTGTATTCTTTATTTTCAAATTTGTTGAAATGAAATATATTGAAAAAGAACCTAGACCTTTGAAGTATATGATTCGAGACACTTTATTTACATATCTAAGTGTAGTAGCAGGAGGGTTTTTAGTTGACCAATTGAAACCAGTAATAGTAGAAAGTGGTGGTGCTATTGCTTCTCCTCCCGTATTTACCGATACACCTGGATTTTAAAAAACTATATAATATATTTACTAAAATATATTACATATTATACAAAGCTAACCATATCATCAATATTAATTATTTTCGCATCTTTTGGTAATGATTTTTTTGACACAAGAAAATCCTTAAATTCTTTTCTTTCTAATTGATTTTGAGGTGTATGATTATGTACACATCTGGCAATCATCTTATACAATTTAAAGTCTGGATATCTTTCAACTCCAGTTGTTTTATATAACACATTTACTCCATTATCATCTGTGCACCATTCTACTATTACTCGTGTTATCGGGTCTAATTTTGTCAAATCTTTAATCTCTTCCAAATCTCCTATTAAATAATCAAATATAGAACAACCTAACCTACATAAATCAAAGCTAGGATTAGGTTCTAATCTTGGTTTTTTCTCATTATAGTAGGGTTCGGTGTTATATTGAGTTGCTGCATCTCCTCCAGGTTGAAAACTATCGCTACAGAAAATCTTTCCCTTTACCTTATAAATACTTCGACCAAAATCTATTATTTTAAATATTTTACCATGGGTTGGCACTTTATAATATTGTTTGTTATATAAGTAATATATATGCTTCATGTTTGTAGGAACATACATTACATTATTTGTATGTAAATCATTATGTGTAAATGAAAACGATTTTTGATATATAATAAGTGTCATAATTACTTGCATCAGAGCAGAAAACCATTCACTATGTGTTAGTTCATTTGTTAGAATTAAGTTGTCAAATGTATCTTCGCACTTTTCCATACAAATAACTTGGACTGGAAATTTTGGAATCGTAGCATATAAAGTTTGTTCATTATTAGATTCCATACTTTCCCATTCACTTGAACTTGCGTTATCTTCATTGTCTTGTTCGTTTTGTTCTTCTTGTTCATCCTGTTCATTAGATTCAAGATCTAAATCATTTGTATGAGATGTTCTTGAAGAACAACTAGAACCAGATAAACTTTTTGTAGGAGACTGGTTTAATGAAGTACTTTCTAACACATTTATGTCAACTGACATGTCTTTTAAGTCATTCAAATCAATTATAGATGGTTCACATGATTTTTCAAAAATATCTTCAAACATATCATTGTCGATTGACTTTGCGGATAATATACTTTTTCTTGATTCATTATGAATCAACAATGGTTTCAACTTTGGAGGTTCATAGTCTTGAATAAAATCAGAAAAATCTTCAACTTCAAATAATTTATTGCTATTGTCCAGGAAAAATTTATTCTCTAACAAATAATCTAAATCTTCTATGATATTGATTTTAAAATTATTTTTAATTCCAATAAATGAACCATAATATTCAATACTATGAATTGTATTTAACATGGAAGATAAATATGAAAAAAACGCATCTACATAAGAACTATTGTTAGAATCTAACATCTTAGGATGACAATTTGTATCAGTTAAATTAGGTAAGTTAAATAAATTGTTATCTGTTAAATCATACTTTCCTGTCATTAATTTAAATGGATCTAATATAGGTGCCATTTTAAAAAATACCTTTTGACTTAATGGTTCATCTTCCTCTAAATTAATGTTTTTTATTTTTGCGTCAAAAACATTATCATTTTCCGGCGATTGACGTTTAACATCATAAATATACCAAGGATGATTTAGATTAATTGAATTATAATTAGATTCATTCAAAGAAAAAAATCTCTTATAAATTGGTATATAATTTTGAACCTTTTCTAGTTCTAATCCCTCTACATTCTCAAACTTGTTAAAGAGTTTAGTGTTTTTTCTCTTTTGATAATTAACACTTATCATTATTATGGAACTAATATATAAATTTAATTATGTTTTAACTTATTATTCCTAAAATACTTTTTATTTTGTGTTTTTGCGTTTTTTAATTATATAATATTTAGTTAATATTATATAACATTAATGAATCTTAATTTAGCTAAGTTTGACATGAAAACTATCAGTTTTAAGCCTGATGAATCTAAAGGTCCTGTTATTGTATTAATTGGACGTCGTGATACAGGTAAATCTTTCTTGGTCAGAGATCTTTTATTTTACCATCAAAATATTCCCGTTGGAACTGTTATCTCTGGAACTGAAGAAGGAAACGGATTTTACGGAAAATTAGTGCCAAAATTATTCATTCATAACGAATATAACACCGCTATTATCGAAAATATATTGAAACGTCAACGCCAACTCTTGAAACAAGTCAAAAAAGAACAAGAACTCTATAAACGCAGCACTATTGACCCCCGAACTTTTGTTATTTTAGATGATTGTCTTTATGACGCTACTTGGTCTCGTGATAAGTTGATGCGCTTACTTTTTATGAACGGGAGACACTGGAAGGTGATGTTAGTCATTACTATGCAATATCCACTTGGCGTCCCTCCAACTCTCCGCACCAATATCGACTATGTTTTTATTCTAAGAGAACCATATATTGCCAATCGTAAGAGAATTTATGACAACTATGCTGGTATGTTTCCAACATTTGAAGCCTTTTGTCAGGTCATGGATCAGTGTACCGAGAACTATGAGTGCTTGGTAATTAACAATAATGCGAAATCAAATAAGCTACAAGACCAAGTTTTTTGGTATAAGGCTGATCCTCATAACGATTTCAGGTTAGGAAGCAAAGAATTCTGGGAATTATCTAAACAAGTCGGTTCAGATGATGAAGAAGAGCAATATGACCCTGCTAATGTGAAGAAAAGAGCCGCTGGACCACGTATTAGTGTGAAAAAGACCAATAAGTGGTAAACGATTTATAT